TGTTCGCCGCCGGATCGCCGACCCGAGTGGAAAGCGACGCGAAAGCTGCTGGAATGGTCGAATGGGGCGACGGCGCAGGTGTTTTCGGCGTCTGAACCCGAGGGGTTGCGGGGGCCGCAGTTTGACGGGGCCTGGGTGGATGAGCTGGCTAAGTGGAAAAAGGGTCAAGACACCTGGGATATGCTGCAGTTTTGCATGCGGTTGGGGGACGATCCGCGCGCGGTGGTGACGACGACGCCGCGCAATGTCGGGGTGCTGAAGGCGATATTGGCCAATGGCTCGACGGTGACAACCCATGCGCCGACAAGTGCCAACCGGGCCTATCTGGCGGCGTCGTTTCTGGCTGAGGTTCAAAGCCGTTACGGCGGAACTCGGCTGGGGCGGCAGGAGCTGGATGGGGTGTTGCTTGAAGATGCCGAGGGGGCTCTGTGGACGCTGGCAGGAATTGAGCGGGCGCGGGTTGAGGAAGCGCCTGAATGCACGCGGATTGTCGTGGCGGTTGATCCGCCGGTAACCGGGCATGCGGGGTCGGACGAATGTGGCATTCTGGTGGTTGGTGCCGTGTGCGAAGGCCCGCCAACGGAATGGCGCGCGGTGGTGCTGGAGGATGCGAGCGTACGGGCGGCGACGCCGCAAGCGTGGGCGACGGCGGCGCTGGAGGCGATGGCGCGCCACGGGGCGGACCGGCTGGTGGCCGAGGTCAATCAGGGCGGTGATTTGGTGGAAAGTGTGATCCGGCAGATTGATCCGCTGGTGAGTTATCGGGCGGTGCGGGCGAGCCGGGGCAAGGTGGCGCGGGCCGAGCCTGTGGCGGCGCTGTATGAACAGGGGCGGGTGAAGCATGTGCGCGGGCTGGCAGCACTTGAGGATCAGATGTGCGCGATGACGCCGCGCGGGTTTGAGGGCAAGGGGAGCCCGGATCGGGTGGATGCGCTGGTCTGGGCCTTGCACGAACTGATGATCGAGCCGGCGGCGAAATATACGCGCCCGAGGGTGCGCACGCTGGGGTAACGGGTTGGAGTGATTTTTCTGCGAAAAATCAGGGCCTCCGGCGGGGATATTTTAGGAACAAAGATGTTGGGATGCGTGGGCGATGAAGTTTAACTTGTTTGCACGAAACGCGGCGGTGCCTGAGGTCAAGGCTTCGGCATCCGGGCCAGTGATTGCCTGGGGTGGATCGGGTCGTGTGGCCTGGTCGGCGCGCGATACAGTGACGCTGACCAAGGTGGGTTTTTTGGGCAATCCTGTGGGGTTTCGCTCGGTCAAGTTGATTGCCGAGGCGGCAAGTGCGTTGCCGTTGGTTTTGCAGGATAGCGAGCAGCGGTTTGATGTGCATCCGGTGTTGGCGTTGCTGGCACGGCCTAACGGGTTGCAGGGGCAGGCGGAGTTGTTTGAGGCGCTGTATGGCCAGATATTGCTGTCGGGGGATGGTTATCTGGAGGCCGTGGGCGGTGAGGATGGTGTGCCCGGCGAGTTGCATGTGTTGCGCTCGGACCGGATGAGCTTGGTGCCGGGGGCTGACGGGTGGCCGGTGGCCTATGAGTATTCGGTGGGTGGACGTAAACATCGCTATGCGGTGGGGGAAGGTGTTTCGCCGATTGCCCATATCAAGAGCTTTCATCCGCAGGACGACCACTATGGGTTTTCGCCGATGCAGGCGGCGGCGGGGGCGGTTGATGTGCATAATGCGGCGTCGCGCTGGTCTAAGGCGTTGCTGGATAATGCGGCGCGGCCGTCGGGGGCGATTATTTATAAGGGCGCTGATGGTCAGGCGAGCATGAGTTCGGATCAGTATGACCGGCTGCTGGCGGAGATGGAGAGCCATCATCAGGGGGCGCGCAATGCAGGGCGGCCGATGTTGCTGGAGGGCGGGCTGGACTGGAAGCCGATGGGGTTTTCGCCGAGCGACATGGAGTTTCAGAAGACCAAGGAAGCGGCGGCGCGGGAAATTGCGCTGGCTTACGGGGTGCCGCCGATGTTGCTGGGGATACCCGGCGACGCGGCCTATGCGAATTATCAGGAGGCGAACCGGGCGTTTTATCGGTTGACGGTTTTGCCGCTGGCGGCGCGGGTTGCGGCGGCAGTGTCCACCTGGTTGTCGGAATTTACGGGCGAGGCGGTGACGCTGAAGCCGGATCTGGATCAGGTGCCGGCGTTGAGTGGGGAGCGGGATAATCAGTGGAAGCGGGTGAGTGAGGCGTCGTTTTTGAGTGATGCTGAGAAACGCATTTTGCTGGGGTTGCCGAAACTAAGTGAAGGGAACGCGTGATGATGGTTGCGGAATATGGTGCGCCGGAGCGGAAATTTGCCCGGCTTGGTGATGGTCTGACTGTTACTGATGGCACGCGAATTGAGGGGTATGCCAGTTATTTTGGCAAGCGCGACAAGGGTGGCGATGTGGTGCAGGCCGGGGCCTATGGGGCGTCACTGAAGGCGCTGGCCGGGGCCGGACGGCGGGTAAAAATGCTGTGGCAACATGACCCGGCGCAGCCGATCGGTATCTGGGACGAGGTGCGTGAGGACGCGCGCGGGCTCTATGTCAAAGGACGGCTGCTGAGTGATGTGGCCAAGGGGCGCGAGGCGGCGGCGTTGATTGAGGCGGGGGCGATTGATGGGCTGTCGATTGGGTATCGCACGGTGAAGGCGCACAAGGATGACACCGGTGTGCGGATTTTATCGGAACTGGAGTTGTGGGAAGTGTCGCTGGTGACGTTCCCGATGCTTCCTGAGGCACGTGTCGGGGCCAAGGGGGAAGAGGTGGAAACCGACATGTTGCGAGAACTGGCGGCGGTCATTGAAGATGCGCGCCTGACGCTGGCCCGGAAGTAAGGTCAGTCAACCCTAAAGGGCGTTTCGACTTAATATTGAGTTGAAAATCACTGCCTCTCAATCAGCAAGATGCTGATTTCGAACGCAATTTTCAACGCGATATTGGTCAAATGAAAAGCCAAAACGCTTAAACCAAGCAGGATTGTTTGATGAAAAAAACCGAGACCAAGTCTGGGGCCGGGAGTGGTGTGTCTGACGCGCAATCTCCGGTCGGTGAAGTGAAGGCCGCGATGGCCGGGTTTGTCAGCCAGATCAATGGCTTTCAGGCTGAAATGACTTTGAAAATGCAAAAACAGGAAGAGCGACTGACCATGCTGGACAAAAAATCTTTGATGCGGGCTCGCCCGGCGCTGAGTGCGGCTGTTGAGGCAGATGTGCCGCATCAGAAAGCCTTTGAGGCTTATATTCGCGGTGGCGATGATGATGGGCTGCGTGGGCTGGAGCTGGAAGGCAAGGCGCTGAGTACGACAGTGGCAGCTGATGGTGGGTATCTGGTTGATCCGGAAACCTCGGCGACGATCAAAAGTGTGCTGAAATCGACGGCATCGCTGCGCCAGGTGGCGAGCGTTGTGAATGTTGAGAGCACCAGCTTTGATGTGCTGATCGATACTACTGATATCGGGTCTGGCTGGGCGACTGAAGCCGGTTCGGTTGCTGAAACCGGCACACCGACGCTGGATCGGATTTCCATTCCGCTGCACGAGCTGAGCGCCTTGCCGAAAGCCAGCCAGCGGTTGCTGGATGACAGTGCTTTTGACATTGAAGGCTGGCTGGCGGCGCGTATCGCCGACAAGTTTGCCCGCGCTGAGGCAAGTGCTTTTGTTACTGGTGACGGCATTGATAAGCCAACGGGTTTTCTGACCCATCCGCAGGTGGATAACGGGTCCTGGAGCTGGGGCAATATTGGCTACGTGCCAACCGGTGTTGACGGTGATTTCGGGTCTGCGGACAGCATAGTCGAGGTTGTTTACGCGCTGGGTGCGCAGTACCGGGCCAATGCGACATTTGTGATGAATTCCAAGACCGCTGGCAACGTGCGTAAACTGAAGGATGCCGATGGCCGGTTCCTTTGGTCTGACGGTCTGGCCGCCGGTGAGCCGGCGCGGCTGATGGGGTATGCGGTGCTGATTGCCGAGGATATGCCGGATACCGACAGTCTGGGTGCGGCGATTGCGTTTGGCGATTTTGAGGCGGGTTATACCGTGGCCGAGCGCCCTGATCTGCGCATTCTGCGCGATCCGTTCAGCGCCAAGCCGAACGTGCTGTTTTACGCCACCAAGCGGGTGGGCGGTGATGTCAGCGACTTTAGCGCCATCAAGCTGCTGAAATTCTCAATCACTTAAGCGGTGATCTGAGGATGGCCGGGCTGCGCCGTGTGCGTGGCCCGGTCTGGTGGGCGCGTGCCATGAGCCTCGCGTTATCTAGCTGCTCCCCTCCGTCCGAGTGACGCGGGGTGGTGCGCGCCCATTGCAGCGGGTTGGTCCGCGAACCATTTTAGAAAGTTAAGCCCATGATGTTAGTCGAGCAGACCTCGGTGCCGCTGGCGGCGCTGCCGGTTACCGAATTTAAGGATCATTTGCAGCTTGGCACCGGGTTTACCGGCGCAGCGTTGCAGGACCCGGTTTTGGAGAATTACCTGCGCTCGGCGATTGCCGCGATTGAGGCGCGCACGGGTAAGGTGCTGATTGAAAAGCAGTATACCTGGACGTTGACGGCTTGGCGTGAAACCTGTCGGCAAGCCTTGCCGCTGGCGCCGGTGTCGGCGATCAACGAGGTTCGCACGCTGGACCAGCTGGGTGTGGCAACGGTGATTGATCCGGCGTTTTACCGGCTGGAAATGGATACGCATCGGCCGGTGTTTTGGGGCTCTGCCGGAAACCTGCCGACAATTCCGTCCTATGGGACCAGCGAAATTGATTTCACTGCCGGATTTGGTGCGGGTTGGGATAATGTGCCCGATGATCTGGCGTTGGCTGTGTTCATTCTGGCGGCGCATTTTTACGAGAACCGCAGTGGCAGTGAGGCGGCAGGCGAGATGCCTTTGGGCGTTGCTTCGCTGATCCAGCGCTATCGTAACGTGCGCCTGATGGGTGGTGGTGCATCATGAGCGGGACGGTGCATCTGAACCGCAAGCTGGTGCTTGAGGACCCGGTGCGCGTCGTGGACGGCGCGGGCGGGCATAGTGAGACCTGGACGGTTTTGGGCACGCTTTGGGCGTCGGTCAAGGCCGGTGCGGGGCGGGAATATGCGTCGCAATTTGTGACGCTGTCTAAGGTGACTTACCGGATAATTGTGCGGGCGGCACCGGAAGGCACGCCTGAGCGGCCTAAGCCGGACCAGCGGTTTGTTGAAGGGGCTCGGGTGTTTCGCATTCTGGCGGTCAGCGAGCATGACAGCCGTGGCCACTACCTGATGTGCCATGCGCGCGAAGAGGTGCTGGCATGAGCTATGGCATGGCGGCGGCGTTGCAGGAGGCTGTGTTTCAGCTGTTGCAGGCGGATACGGTTTTGGTGGGGCTGGTTGGTGCGGACATTTTTGATGCCGCGCCTCCGGGTGCGGTTCCGGCGATCTATGTCAGCCTGGGACCTGAGGAT